AAACGTAGTTAAGTAGGAAGTAGATTTTGTCTTCGTAGTATCAGTATTGTAGGCAGTAGTTGTATTCACTGCAGTCGAGGTAGCAACTGCTGTCGACCCAAGGGCAGAAGAAGTATTGTACGTCGTTGTAGTAGACTTCTTGGTATCAGTAGCGTAAGCGGTAGAAACAGCAGTTACAGTAGAAGGAACTTTGGCTGTAGAAACTAGCGTAGATGTGGCTCTCTCTACAAGGGTATTTAATGTAGTCGAGGTGTAGTAAATAGTTTCTTGGTTGGTAGTGACAGCAGTCGCAGTATCAACCACAGTTATAGTATTAAACGTTGTTGCAGCAGAAATACTTGTTTCGTAAGTAGTAGACTTAGAAGTATATTTCGCAGTTGTATACTCTGTTCCTTTCGAAGTAGAAAGTGTGGTTGTCGTTAGATACTGAGTTGTAAATTGAGTATCTGTAAATCTTGTTGTGTTTACCGTGACCTCGATGGTTTCTAGCCAATCAATTAGAGCTTCTACAGTTGTTCCTCTGGACTTGTATTCGTCTTTTACAGTTGTTCGACCGAATCGTTCAACACCTGCAGGATGCCAGAGATCGCGTAGAACTCCAGCATATTTGTTGAGTGCTAGATTTGCTCTTACTTCATAGGAGTAGTCTTGATAGAAGTAATTGTCGTGTACGAATTTATCAGAGTTCAAGAAACCTTTACTATCTGAGAAGAAACCCTCGCCTACGCCATGTTTCGCGCTGGTGACTGTACCGAAAGCTTGTATAGAATTATTAGTGGAACTTGTTATAGTAACGACCGAGCCATTCGTATAACCAACACCAGAATCATATACAACTAGATTGGCAATGGCACCGCTACCAAACGCAGCAGTGCCTGTAATGTTTGCATTTTTACCAAAGAATCCGCCAGAACCATCAGGTATTCTTAGAGGGTAGATTAATGAATCTTCTACGTCAACAGTAGCATTTGCTGCATATCCGTCACCTGGATCTATACCAGCTAATGTTTCAATTGTACCATAGGTGTACGGATTAAGCACAAAGGTATTAGCAAAAGGAGTCGCGCTATTCGCAGAAGTATTTGGAGCGAACGCAGAGTAATTAGTCGCATCAAAAGAAACTGCTAAAGCTCCAGTAATAGGAGTTGTTGTTAAGTTAATCGTAGTCGTATTTGAGATACTACCAACAACAAAACTTGCATTAGAACCAGTCGCTGATGGGGATACATTTACTGTAGATGTTAATCTATAACCATTACCACCATCAACGATCGCAAAATCAACAATTCCGTTTAGTTTTTTTACACCCGTGACGATCGCTTTACCAAAAGAACCACTATCAGTAATAGTAACAACTTCACCGAGCGTGAATCCTGACTCGCTAAATGTAACATCAATAGATGACAAAGAACCAATAATTCTTGGGCTTTGTGTTATGTCAATTCCTAAGTCATCAATAATTTCTTGGTTTACTATTTCTTCAGTGGCAGAGAAGTTCCCAACTAAATCTTCAAGATAAAGAATGTTGTGAATTCTAGAGCCGATATAGAATGATTGATAATCCTTTACATAAGCTGTCGCGCCAGAAACACGACCAGTAATATTCTTTCCGACATATAAAGAAAGATTAGGATTAGATTCCATTTCTAAATATCTTGGAACATACCAACGACCGTCAGATGTCTTTAGCACGTCATCGCCAGGAAGATATACTTCTACATCTTCGTTGTATAGTAGACGGAACAACAACTGTAAACCGCGTGTAGTTCCTTTCGCAGAATATACTTCTTTGATGTGTTTTTGTAAAATACGTTTATCTACAATGGCATCTCTAGGAATACCATGCATGTACTTGGTGCGGAACTGGTCTATAAACTCATCAACTGTCTTGTCGATATCTCGATAATCAGGGAGTCTTCTAGAATCATAAAGAACACCATTAGTTTGTTCCATCCACTCAAAGTATGCTTTTACAAACGCAATGAGATTTTGTCCCTCGTCTTTATAGATGTCGGGAAATTGTTGTTCTATTAGTGGAGAAATTAACTTCTCAATGTCTTTCATTAAATTCTAGTTCCAACTGTGGATACAGAGATGTCTCCGTTATCAATCAGGAGAATCTTATTTGTTACTGTGGTAATATCTGAGTTTTCTAGTTTAGCGTAGATTCTAATGTAATCTCCATCGTAAGAATCAACAACAAGATCGGTGATGTTAATTTCACCTGTGTCATAATTTACTGTTCCGATAGTACCAAGAGATGTAGTTGTACCATCTGATGTAGTATATACAATCAACGAACCTACGCCATTATCTTGAATAAATGAGTTGTAACCATCATACACGAATGCTTCTGAATACACAATTGGTTCGTGACCAACTGGAAGAACGTATCTTACGTTCTCGCTATACAAAGGATTTTCAAAGCTCCAGTTTGCTTTGAAAGAAGTGCCAGGAAGTGGTACGATTCTCTTAGAAATTCTAAGTTGAGTGTCGTTGGATACGATAGAAACATCAGCATTGTCGATAGCAGATAATAGTTTTGACTGTCTTAGATCCGAACCGAAGTTAGAAAGAAAGTTATTGTTGAACGTGTTAATAGCCGAAACTACTAGGTTCTTTATTTGACCAGAAGTTTTTGTGGTAGCATTGATATTGTATGTAACTTTGGAAATAACATTTACATACAAATACTCAGGATCGACAATAACAGGATCGATAGACATAGGTGTTTTATCAGACAAGAAATTAATGACTTCTTCTTTTTGAGCAGTTGACATTATTTCAGAACTAAATGGCTTCGCGGAAATTACAACCTTGCCATATCGCTTTGGTGTAGATTCTTCGCCACCATACGCGATTACATTTTGTAGAGAAGGAAAGTTGGCTTTTACTAGAGAGATATAATCTTCGATCGTCACCGCTCTACCTAGATTGGTAAATCCTCTTACTGCGTTGTAACGAATAGAATTTGTATCTTCGGCGAACGCGCCACCGAAAGAACTACCATCGTAAAAAATACTAAAGGTGTTTGCAGCATACCCATCAGCAGATTGATAGCTAGAAAAATTAGAGATTCCATTTCCATCAAAGCCAGCCGATTGTCTATAAGTTACAACTGCTACTTGTCCTGCTGATGGTTTTTTACCGACAACATTATTACCAAATGTTATCTTGTATTTGAAATCTTCAGCAGCTTCTACGAAATAAATCTTATCTGTTCCATCTAAACCATATAGATCTTCGGCACGATTCCAAGTTTCTGATGTAAAATCAGTAATAGATGGTCTAATCTCTAATACGATTGAAGAAGTATCTAATGTATTTGATGTTAATTTTAATTCAGTTGTTTCTGTTCCAAGCTGAAACACTTCGATCTTATTGGTGCCTTCATAAAACATTACATTTGAAAAATAGTAATTGTTTGATCTGCTCAGTAAGACTGGTTCCATAGTTGAAAAATAATATGTAAATCCCTCAGTGTCTGTTCCTCTAATAGTAAAGTACTGTGGAACAGTAATTGAATCTGGAGTATCTATTGGTGCTGCCGAAATATCTACGCTAACTCTAGAGGAACTGCGCGATCTTGGAGTGTAGTTTAATTCTTTGGCATGCGAAACGATTGATTCGCGCATCTGCGCAGTGTCAAGAAACATTTCGCTACCAATCATATTAAGATAAATCGCATTGTGATAGGTGTTATATGCAAGAACATCTAAGAGAACAGAAAGATTAGACGCTTCGAAGTCATAATCTTGGAATCTTGATTGTGATTGCAGATATTCTTTTAGACTTTGCTTGTAAGTGGCAAAGTCTAGCTGAGTATTATTAATGAAACCTTCGGTTGCCATTTTATCTTATCCTGTCTATAAAGAATTGTACTGTTCCTGTTTGGTTTGTGTTTCTTAATGAGAATACTAAGTCGACATAGTATGTTTGGCTATACTCGTCTGGAACGACATCAAGAGTTTCAATAACTGCTCTTGGTTCATATGTTCTAATTGAATTACTAATCGTTTCCCTAAGGTTCATAGTTGCCATAGGGGTCATAGGCTCAAATAATAAATCATTTATACCAGCGCCAAACTTAGGATTTAATAATCTTTCATATTTGTTAGTCATCACTATATTTTTGATGGCGCGTTTTACGGCGTCCATTTCAGTAAGACGCACGACGTCGCCAGTCATAGCATTCAGACTAAAATTAGTGCTCAAATCGCTATAAATCGGTTCTGGTTTTATTGGTTTTTGTTTTCTAAATGACATTTATTACTCCAGCGTGCAATTGTATTTAGTAGCGTTTAAGAACCGAGTTTGTGAGTCTTTACTTTTACATCATCAAGAACACGAGGATCTCCAGCGTTCTGACGAATCTGTCTTGCAGTCATTTTGATGTCACCGCGATTAGCCATAAATGTATCGCCAGTAACATCTAAATTAAAGTCACCACCGACTTTCCAGTTTACATCGCCGACAGTATCAATATTTGCATCGCCATTGGTAGAGATATTCGCATCGCCCATAACTGTGATGTTGATATTACCGCCGACGAACAATTCACCATCCGCATAAGTGATAAGCTGAATACCATTCTGTCCGCGAATAACGATAGACTTGTCTTGATGAATAGTAATAAATGCGCCATTCTTGTGTTGAATGTTAATGCGTTCTGCGCCTTCGGTATCATCCATCTCGATAAAATGACCCGTATTAGATTTTACCAAGATGTTCTTAGGGTATTCCGCTGCAAATCTACTTGGTATTTCTTTAATAGTTACACCACCAGCACATTCTGCTGTAACTGCTGTTCTATCTTTCCAATCTGACATAGGAGTTGGTGATGCTGCTCGTTCTTCTGGTAAAAATGTATCTGGAAAGCCGACCTGCGGGAAGCCAAGCGCATCAAGCGCAGGAACAGCTCTAGCATACTTTTTAATTATCGCTTCGCTTACTGGAATTTCATCTGGAAGTTTTACATCAACCGTACCAGCTATTTCGATCTTATTGTTTATAATTGAGTCAAGGTCATCAAGATAACCTTGCAAATTAGAAACGGCATCTAATGCACCGCCAAATGATGCACCAAGACCAGCGGTTATGCCTTCAAGAGCAGAGTTAATATCGCCCAGTTGACTCACAGCGCCGACGATCGCTATGTTTTCTGGCTTTATTCCCTTTTTAATTAAATCGCCAAGTTCCTGTGTTGCTTTTGCAGACACAGCTTCAACTGTATCTGTTGGACTAATCTTAAGATCCAACGCAATAGTAGTATTAGCGTCGAATTTTATTAGGTCTTTTGCACTAGTTAATATGTTTGCCATGTTATCTCTCAGTAAAGAATATTGTGCCGCCGATTCTCTCACTGCCAGGAGTATTTAGAGCTTTTGTTCGATAACCAAGATTTGTTCCTGGACCATAGGCTGCTGTATCCAGAGCAGTAAAGTTTAACCAGTCTTTATTAGCAGTTGACAATCTTGTAAGAATTGAGTTAGTAACAGAAGCGATTTGCGCTTGTGTGGGATTTGTATAATTAACACTAGGACCAATATATTTTGTTCCTGTCACAGCTTGGAACTGGTTATTCGCATACACGACACCAGTAACAGTATCTTTTCCACCAAATTTACTTCTAGTTCTATTCAAAATAACAGCTGCTACCTGCGCCTGTTCTTTAGAGTCCGACGATGCTTCTGCAATTGTTGTTCTTATTAACTCTTCCCATTCTTCATCAGTGATAGGTCTACCAAGGAATTTTTCAGCTTCTATTTTAGCCAGTTTATTTTTCTCTCCACCTAACTGAAGACTTGGTAAATCTTCACGAGGGATTGGATCTGAGCTGGTTTTGAACAATGAGTTTATTGAGCCACCAACTCTTCTCAAAAGCTCAAAGAATCCAGTTCCAGATACTGCGCCAGAAATTGTTCCTAATACACAGGGTTGCTGGGCTTCTTCGCCATCCATAAAGAAACCAAGTACCATCTGACCATTTGAAATTCTGGCAGCACCGCCATTTAGAACAGGTGCCCAAGGAAGATCTTGTGTGTTAATTAAACTTGGATGAAATCCAACAACCCGAACGCGCACGCGACCGAGTTTTAGTGGATCTGAAGAGGCATCTGCAACGATACCAAAGAACCATACAAATTTTGGATAAGGATTTCTCATGTTTAAGGCGCACTCGCTGCGGGTAGTCTTAATACTCTAACAAGACCGTAGCCAGTACCCTTGCTGCTATTTACCTCATAGGCTTTTTCGTTGACACTATCGAGTTGATTTCCACCAATTACAGAAATCCTGCCTCCTACAAATCCAGGTCTACTTACTATTGCAACATGCTGTCCAGTTTTCCATAGGAAAACTGCAATGTCTCCTGGTCGTATATTAGCAACATCTAGTTTACTTTCTTTAGTGCCTCTTTGCCAAATTGTTGTTCCATAACTATTTGATCTCCACGTAGAAACAGAAGGAAATCCCGCTGGAATCGGATAACCTTGTGAACGAACTATTGCACCAACAAAAAATCCGCACCATCTAGTTACAGATGGATCAGCAGTTTGACCAGTTTGAGACTTAAATAATTCCATTAAACACGCTTTATCTCTATTTTCATTGAACCCACTATAAGCTCTTGCAGTCTCAATTAATCCTTTTTTTATGCTAGGGCAAGTACCAGATACAGGTCTACTTTCTGGCGTTGTTTCAGCCGTAGCACTACTCGGCGCAGTAGGTGTGCTTAATCCACTTGTATAACCAGCAACACGACTCGTACTAAAAGGTGTTTCAACAGAAGATGTAGCACCGCCCAATACTCCCATAATAATTGGTTGCTGTGCTTCTTCGCCATCCATAAAGAAACCGAGCACCATTTGTCCAGAATTAATTCTAGCAGCTCCACCATTTAATACTAAAGCATAAGGCAGTTGCTCTGTTGATAACACATCTGCGCTTGGATGAAAGCCAGTAGCTCGAACACGAACGCGTCCGAGTCTCAATGGATCCGAAGAAGTATCTTCAGCTGTACCAAAGAACCAAACAAAATCTGGATAAGGATTTCTCATATTAAGATTGTGTTCCTGAGTTGTTTTTTTCGCCTTCCAAAACATTTATAAAATACGAATCTTTGTGTAAATCTATAAGTGTTTGAAATCTATTACCACTTACGTTATGTCTTACCCCAGTTATTAAATAATATCCATCTAGTCTTTTGGAATATCCAGTTTCTTGTTTTTGTTTTGGTATTTCTAGATAGATGATATTTCCTGGTCTTATTTCAGGGTTTCCATAAACTTCAATTGTAACTTTGTTCTGCTCGAACAAAGCTCTTTGTGCAGCATCATAAGGATACTTATCGTGCATATAATCTGTTCTATCCCAAGCAGTTTCTGAAAAAGCTATCTTGCTTGCTGGAGTAATATCATATGACGTATCTAAAGAAGCGGATGTGCCTGGATCTGGTCTTCCTTCTCTTTCAAATATCTCTGTAGTAATATCAAACGCATCAAATTCACCAAGAGATAATAATGTTTTTCTATGCTCTTCGTCTGTGTACTTGAATAGATGTTTTGAATTATTATTACCAACAGTTCTATTCAATAAATCAATGTATACTACTTCGCTAGAATGCACTCCGTTTTCCATTAGCTTAAAGTAATCGGCTGAACTGTGCTGAGTCAAGTATAAAACTTTGTAATGATCTTTCTTAAAATCACCAACTATCTTTTTATCTGGTAATAAAGTATATTTGATTGCATTGTTCAAATATTCTTGCTTAGTCATATCACCAATAGTTTTTAACTTAAATCCTCTTGTATCTTCATAAAAGAAATATGTGCTATCTTTTTCAGTAGTTCTTACGCTTCGACGTAACATATTTGTAATTGCATCAAATGGAGCAACCTGTTTGAATATAGTCGGAGTATCTAGAGTATTTTCTGTAGGAATCCAATCAATGTCATCTTTGCCTATCTCTTCGGGGACGATTGTAAACTTATTCTTTACGATATCTTTTATAATATTACTTGGAGTTTCTCCAGCTGGATAGACTTGTGTAAATGGCCAAGCATTAGAAACGCCAGCAAAAGTATAAGCAACAATATCGTAGACTCGTTCATTTTGTGTTTGTGACTGAACAGAACTATGAATATTGGTAACATAAAATACTATTTTTATTGTATCTGCTAGCGGATCATCTTCTTTTCTAAACAAAGATAATTCCAAAACACTTCCTAATTTAAGAATTGACTCATCCACCAATCCAGCAGAATCTCGAATAGATAATTCTAAACTCATACTATATCTTAATAAAGACTGCCTGATGCTGAAGTTATCAATAAATTCATTTATCGAATAAGATTTTGATTCATCTGGATCACGTGTTTGTCTCAACATCAAAGAACAAGAAAATTGATCTACTTTTCCTTGATTAAATGTCATATGTATGTGTTTTGTAGTTCCGCGACCGCGTGCCATATTATATTATCCTAAACTTTGTTCTAATTGATATGCTATCTGCTCTGCAAACGTATCTGGAATTAACTGAATATTTCTACGACTTTCATTTAATGTAACTTCTTTATCATAACCATAAACTGGTGTTAGGTATTCAGTTGTTATATTATTTTGTTGGTAATAATTAAACGTGTCAAGAGTAGTTATATCATAGTCATCATAGATGCTCTTATACTCAACAATTGTCTGTTGAGCTGTTTGCAACGATCCATATTTTTTAATTATATGCGCATCAAGTTCGTGTGAACTGAGTGGCCACTCAAAATAAGGATCTGTGATTTGATTAGACAAATATACTAACCAAACGTAATCAATAGAATTATAATAGTTAAATGCGACTGTAGTCGGACGCTCTCCGTCTGTCACTTCATAAGTGTAGAATGCAGTATCGCCAAGATTCAATTCTCCGATAAATGAAGATTTGAGCATAATGTTTCTGACTAGAGTATTGTTGTATGTAATCAGAGGAAAGTTTTTGAAGTATTTTGATGCCATTTATTATCCTCCTGGCGGTGTAGCTGGCGCCTGTACAGCTTCACCAGTTATTTCTGCTAATTTGGTTCTTTCTATCTGAGTTTGGTTTTGTTGGTTTTCTAAATTAGATAATGCTGAATTATATTTCTGGTCTGCGTCTATTCTAGAGGCATCAGTTACCACTATGCCATCTGGACCTGTTGTGCCGATTTTATTGTTATTTCTAAATTCAGATGTTTCAAGAGCTTTACTAAGTTCACCAGCAAGTTCGGATTCTTTCGTAGCAGAAGCCGCGATCTGCGCGCGTTGTTTAATTGCTGCTTCTTCTCTTGCTAGATTTTCAAGTGCTCTGTTTTCTGCTCTAGTAGTACCTTTTCCAGCTTCAATCTTCATGGATTCTGGTACACCCTTAGCATCCATATTTGCTTTATCGAGTGGATATATTTCTTCAAAATCGATCGTAATTGTTACAGATTGTGGTGCACCGTCAATCATAAATGCGTTAAAGCCATTTGGTGAATAATCTATATCAAGATTGGCCATAACACAGCGACTAAACGCATATAAGAAATCAGTGCCGACGAACGATAATTCCCATTCATATGGGACATCTAAAATTAGAGCATCACTACTCGGATTAGGTAAAGACCAATATCTGAATTGATTTATAATATCTCTTAGATTTTTAGATTCTTCTGCAGTCTGTGGTTGAATCGTCCAAGAAAAATTAAATTTTCTTGGTGTAACTTTTTCAAAAATAGCAGCAGTAAATGGATTTGGAATATTTCCTGCTGACTTTTGCGCCAATGCACCAATTGAAGGAATACTAGAAAGTAAAGTTCTAATAACATAAGAAGCATTTCCGACTAAAGTATCGGCTATACCTGCTCCTTCTGCAAATGGTTTGGCGACATTTTCACCAAATAGATAACCAGCTGCAGCAAATCCCAACTCAACTGTAGAGTAATTTACTCTCAATGAGTCTTTAATTTTTTCTGGTAATGGCATTTTAATCAAAGGACCATATTCATCTTCTGAATCTGAAGTTTTGTTTTCGATCTCATCTTGAACTAATAATCTTGCACGAAATCCACCGAGCACCTTCCCGATTGCATCCTCAGCTGCTTTTTGTGTTGGATTGTCAACCGCGACTGATGCAGATTCTGGCGTTGATCCTGCGCCTTGTGCACCGTTTGCTGGCGGTGTTGGTGGTGGCGTTGCCTGCTTCTGCGTGTCAATTGCAGTATCTACAAGTTTTTTTACATCGTTATTATCTTTCTTAGGAATTCGTTTTACTGGTCTACAGATTAGCCCAAGAGTCGCTCTACTAGAATATAATTCATAGTGTCCTGGAACCATAGTCAGTGCCCTAGTGGCTGCTGTTTTTTCTGTTGGGTTCTGCATATAAATACCTTGTTGAATATATCTTTATTTAGGCGATAAAATGGCATGGAAAGGAAGATACAAGGTCAAGAACCCAGCTAAATATAAGGGTGACCCGACTAAGGTTATTTATAGGTCAAGTTTAGAACTGAAGTTTATGAACTTTCTTGATACTCATTCTGATGTGCTTGAATGGAACTCAGAAGAAGTTGTAGTGCCATATCGTTGTGTTACAGATAATAAGATGCATCGATACTTTGTAGACTTCTGGTTTAAGAAAAGAACACCAGATGGTAAGATAGAAAGTATCCTCGTTGAGATTAAGCCATTGGCTCAGACTCGCGAACCCAAGAAACAGCAACGAAGAACTAGACGCTATATCAACGAAGTGATGACTTGGGGCAAGAATCAATCGAAATGGAAAGCTGCGGAAGAATACTGTAAAGATCGTGGCTGGAAGTTTCAAATTATAACAG